ATAGGAAAGGACCTGGGACATAATATTGTATTGGCATTGGAAGTGCTTGATATGACGAAGAATATGCCACATATAACGCGTGGTTCTTGTGGTTCGTCTCTTGTTTGCTATTTATTGGGTATAAGTCATGTAGACCCAGTGAAATACCGTATTTCGTTCGCACGTTTCTTGAATCAATATCGAAACAACTTGCCTGACATAGACTTTGATTTCCCACATATGTTGCGTGATGAAGTGTTCTTAAAACTACAGTTGAGATGGCCTGGTAAGATCGCAAGAATCAGTAATCACATTCATTATCACAAAAAATCAGCGATTAGACAGTCGTTACGAGAAAATGGTGTTACAGGATTTGTTGGAAAATATGAAATTAATGACAAGTTACGTGCTCTTGGTGCGAAGGAACGTCAGAAAGTTTTGAAAGATGCTGAGCAACTGGAAGATACTTTTCGTGGGTATTCACTTCATTGTGGTGGTGTGGTTTTCTTCTCTGATGGTATCCCTGAGGATTTGAAGCTATCTACAAAGAAAGATGGGATTATTGGACAAGTTATACTGAATAAGGAAGATGTAGCACGAGATAAGAATTTCAAGATTGACATTTTGTCAAGTCGTGCTTTGTCACAGCTTTATAGTGCTAATAAGTATCGTTTGATAGACTTTTATGCGAATCATGATGATATTGCTACTTCAGAACTCATTTCGAGAGGAGACAATATTGGAATAACATTGGCGGAATCTCCTCTTATGAAGAAAGCGATGTTGAAATTAAGACCTACATGTTTGGATGATGTGGCTGCTTGTATGGCAATCATTCGTCCAACCGCTAAAGAGGCGAGAGATTCGCTGATTCCAGTTAGCTTAGAGAACCACATTATTTATGACGATGATGCTATTGAGTTTATTATGAAGGCTTTGGGTTGTGATGAGGATTTAGCAGACAAGTATCGTAGAGCATTTGCAAAACATGACAAGAAAGTTATTGAAGAACTGAAGAAAGAGTTGCCAAAAGATAAGCGACCTGTATTAAAGAAACTTGCGTGTTTGAGAAAGTATGGCTTCTGTAAGGCACACGCCTATTCATATGCTCAGTTAGTGTGGCAATTAGCCTATTGTAAGGCACATTATCCGGTTCAGTTTTGGAAGGCGGCTTTAAAGCATTGTCATTCGTTTTACAGAAAGTGGGTTCATATGTATGAAGCATCATGTGTTGGTGTGGATGTTTTGGCTGAAATAGGAAAGCGTGATACGAGCATATATGCTGATGCTCGGTCTAAAAAGACGTTTGACATTCCTCTAATAGAGCAATTAAGACGTTATGGATTTTGGCAAATGAAAGATGATTTATTTATACCTGATTGTTATTGTAGAATGGAACGAGGAATGGTTCATTTTAGTGGAATTATTGCGTCTTCAAGAACGCTCTCATTTGAGCCTGGAAAAGATTCATCTGTGGTCATATATTTAGGAATTGGTAAGCAGCATATAGATTACATTGAAGTCACAATGAATGGAAAAATACCAAATTTATCTGAAATGGTAGGTTGTAGAGGGGTAGGAAGAATGACAGATCATATTACAAATAGTATTGATGTTGTAAAATTTGAATTCTATTAACTATTTACATACAGTTACATAATAGAACACAAGTCACTTCGGTTTGACAATGATATATTTTTTACTTCTTTTTCTTCAGAGTTGAGAGGTGATTCACGATATCTCATTGTACTTTGTGTTTGGTTGGATTTGTCAAATGAAAAAGGTTGATGATTGATAATGGGCATAGTCTTTGTCATTCTTAGTATAAAACAAGACTTCATTTTGCTGACAATGGCATAAATCTTTTCTTAAAAAATCATATAAGATGAATAAGCTCATTGTTGAATTTTTGGGAACATTTGCACTTGTTTTGGTGGTTTTGGAAACTGGTAATCCTTTGGCTATTGGAGCAACTTTGGCTCTAGCAATATTGTAGCAGAATGGCAGATAAGATTAATAAGACAAGACTTCATTTTGCTGACAATGGTATAAATCTTTTCTTAGAAAATCATATAAGATGAATAAGCTCATTGTTGAATTTTTGGGAACATTTGCACTTGTTTTGGTAGTTTTGGTAACTGGTAATGCTTGGGCTATTGGAGCAACTTTGGCTCTAGCAATTGTAGCAGGAGGTGCCATCAGTGGTGGAGCTTTTAACCCAGCTGTTGCGACTGGAATGTGGATGGCAGATAAGATTAATAAGTCAGACTTGATTCCTTACATGCTTGCTGAGTTACTCGGAGCTGTTGTGGCTTATGAAGTAACAAGACGCGTCAACCTTAAGGCTCTTTTGTAAGCTTATTATCTGTATCTTCTCTGAATATTATAAGCATAACTCAATGATTCCGTTATACTTAGAATTTCTAACAACATTTGTGTTAATTATGGCTTATTTATTAACTGATTCTAAGTTGCTTATAGCTATTCTATTTGGTTTAGTAATTTTAGCATTTGGTATTGAAGCAGGAGGCAATCCTTTAGTTGTAATACCAAAGGTTCTTTTAGGAAGAGCAGAAGGAAAACGCTTTAGGGATATGTTTATTGTTCAAAACTTGGGAATGATATGTGCTCTGGGTTTATACTACGGACTTGTCAAACTCAAGTTAATTCCAAAACATCCTTTAGATAAGATTTAGCCAAAAAATGGTTTAAAGAAATTATCTCATAGTATATTGTCTAAGAATGCGATGTTCTTAGACCTCTAAATCCCTACAGCAAAATACAAGCTAAGGCTTAGGCAAAGCTTATAAAAAATACAGGCTAAGAAAAAATCAGCCTATGGGATTTAGTGCTTACTTATAATTTTGGTAGAATAGTTCTCATTTTGTCAAAGTGTTCTTCTGTATACTTTGAGCTTCGGAATTTGAGTTTTTGTGTTCATTAATGAATATAAAATAAGTAAGCGAGTTTTAAAATGGGAAAGAAGTATTAATTACATAGTAAAGGGAAAAGTATTAGACCAAAGTGTTATGATGATACTCAGTGGTTACAATGATGACTTTTGCTTTTAGAGAACCCGGTAGTAGCAATTAGAGTCTGAGAAACGAGGAAGTCATAACTGTTGGTCCAGTCTATCGAGCGCCAAGGAGTGAATAGATAGCCAATTAAAAACATGCGCATGTGGGAAACAAAGAATAGGGAACAGTAATCTGAAAAAGGGCGTGGAAAAATAAAACGAACCATTGACCCTAAGTATTTTTAAATCATTTAGAAGACCTAAATAACGCATTCTTAATGATTGTTGATTATTCAAATACTTTTATACTTTTATAAATAATTTAGACAATGCCTATCTCGGCATCATCTTCATGATCTGAACTTTGTTCATTTACGCAAAGTTGTCCAGAGCTTCTTGTTGGAAGTTTTCGTTTATGGGGTGTAAGTGGTTGTGGTAGATTATATATCTTTTTTGAATATCTATCTTCGTCAAACAATATATTGCGTCTCTTATGACCAGAACCAAAACAGGATAACATATTTGTTTTACGTCTTTGCCTGAGATGCTTATTATTTTCCATAGTAAGCCACGAATTAAAACTTTCTATGTTACGAATGTTTTTCCCTTCCAGGAAAGTCAATAATTCCTTGGATTCTTTAGAAAGCTCATTATCGTCTCCTTCTACTTTCAAACCCAATATTTTGAGCAAAATAGGACCACCTGCTTTCTCAGGCGAAACAAATTCGCGAGGCAAACAAACATTCCAATTTACACAGCAGCACGCTGAAGTAAGTAAGTTATTCAAGAAAAAACGAGTCTTATGCTTTTGACGCACTTCTGCGTTTATCATTTCTTGTAGAAACATTCTCTCTACCATCATAAAAGCAGTATTCAAGTATAAGATTACATTAATAATTGCTGTTTTTCTATTCTGTAAATAACGTCTTTTAGCACTTGCCAAGTCTCGGTTATCTGGTTTTTTGGCAGCAATTCCAGCAAGAGTAATGACTCTTATCTCGTTTTTGATGTTTTTAAGCTTAGTTATCTGGTGTGCTTTGTAATCCTCTATTTTCTTGATTATAGCAAAAACATTGATTGTTTGGAGTAGTGGATAGCGCGAACGGATTGTCTTTGGAATAATAAACTGGTTAGTATCTTTTATTTCTGATATTCTTTCACCTAATTGGTGAATATTTTCCTCCAACTTGGCAGTGAGCTCTGTCTTCGCCTTTCTTACATTTCTATAATGTCTTTGTCTAGCCATCATCTTCAAATCATGTCCAGACAAATCAACAATTGATACATCATCAAACCCAAGTAAGTATTGCTCTGGTTTTCTTAAAACACTATCTGAGAATCGGTCTAACGCAGGGTCATGAACTAAAAGTGTTTCGCCAGATGTAAACTCCATACTTGTTAATATTTTATCATATCTATGTGCTGTTGTTTTGTGGGCCTCAGCGGCTGCATCTAACTTTAGGAAGTTGATAATTGCTATTAAACAAGCTACTATCACATTTAATCCTGAAAGAATATATTTGCCTAAGTCTTCATTTTCAAAAGTTCCTTGAGTAAGCACTGAGCAAACAGCAGACATAATTATGGCAGGAAGCATCAATAAGTTTAGTCTTTTTTTAAGCAAAGACATTGCCTCCATATACATAGTCCGTTGGCCTTTCAGATAACTTGCTATAATGTCTAAAGCCGAGGAAGCTTGGTGAGGCAAAGTAGGCTGATAATCGCGATCAATCTTACGAAGAACTTCTATATACGTAGCCTTTCGGTAGGAAACTTTCAATGTCTCCGAACCCAATTTATATATTACTTCGTGTTGTTTCTTGTTTTTTGACTCTTTACTTTCATTACAACTACTACTCTCACATGAGTCACTTAAGTCACTGCCTTCATCACCTAAAAGAGTATTTTCATTAGGCTCGGAAGATGAAAATGGATGAGGGTCTAATTTTTCAAGTGGAAAGCATCGATAGTTTTCTGGTGTAGTATTTATGGTGCGTTCTGGCTGTAGCCTTACTACTTCGGTAACTGATAGTTCTGGCAGTCGTTTTTTGAGCAAGGTATGTTCAGGATCCTCCATCGTGGACGGCATAGGTTTTTTTATCTCTAATACCGGAACTGGTGGAACATTTATATACACACTTTCTGTATGATTTATGCTATTTGACATAATATACTCAAGAGTTAAGTATATTATACTTATTATTTTGGCTTTTATTTTAGACGAGAGCTTATCCAACATAATTTGCTGGTAATTGCCCTGCTGCTTGAGCTTCTTGCCATGTTTTGTAATTAACATCACAACCGTTATGAGATAATGTAAATGGGAAAGGCTTTTGAGAAGCAGATGATGGCAAACAGTTGTAATTTAGCAAGCCACCTTCGATATATTCACTGCTGGAAACAGCACCTTTAGGGTCTTTGGTAAGCTGAGACCGATATTTAGGGATGCCTCCAATCCAAACAACACAACCACCATCTGAACAAGGTGTAGGTTCACCAGCATTTTTCGCTGTTACTACACCACAACGACCAGCAGCTAAGGCCTTCTGCTTACTAATATATGTGCCTTGGCTATGATTATCTGGAGAGGTATCTTGAACCCAATAACGAGGATAAACGCTCTTAGTCCATTTATATTTATCATCAAGCATTCCAGCAGTGTTTTTTACAGTCGTCTTTATAATACTTGAATCATTCGTACAGCAGCTACCAGAGTTACAAATACTTATTTCGTATCCACCACAACAGCCACCATGACCTTTTGGGAGGTTGCCTTTAAATGGAGTGCGTGTTACAGAACGTCCCAAGTTTGTAGGACCAACAGCCCCAATGTTTCTGTGACCTCCTACTAGTGAAAATCCATCTCGTCCTTGTCCAGAAACCGGATTAAAATAACGATTAGCTTTTCTTTTCATTGCTACAATTGACATTATGCTATATAACATTAGCAGAAATTAAAAAACAACTGGTATTCTGCGCGTTGGCTTCTCGTGTGTTAAGTTCTTGATAACAAGTCCAATATGTGAGTCAGGATCATATTCATCACCAAGAATCGTTTTAGTCATCATTCCTAAGCTATATAATGCTGAGTGTTTTTCACAAAATGATTGACAAGGAAGTTTATAACAAGAACAGACTTCGGGTGCCATATATTTGCCGAGTCTTACAGGAACCCGCAATGTGCAAATATTTACATTAGGTTCAAACTCTGCTACCTTTTCAGGAGCCAAAACGCAAAATGAGTTTCCAATTACAAATACATCTGTTTCGTCAAATGGAAGCAGTGAATAATTCATAGACCATAATGTCTCTATCTGAGTGGATATATCTAATAATAGTCTTGGAATATCATTAAGGTCAAACTCCAAGGAGGTTCCTTCAAGAAGATTTTGTAATTCTATGGGTTTTTTGTTCCTTACGTAAATATGTCCTTCTTCCATAAAGTCTGCGCATCCAATAGCAGTAAGGCTGGTATAAAAAGGTTGAATATTTATTGTTGACAAAGTCCGAGTTAGTTCATAAACAACCATATTACTACTTACTACTTACTACTAACTCTTATTTATAATCTTTTATTTTATTGAGACCTGTTAATTGATTACCTCTTCTCGGTTTGACAACCAGTTAGGTCTTGTATGTCTATTCATTGAACATTTCCAATAGTAAGGAGCAGAATGCATAATCTTAATTGTTACTCCAGAATTCAACTTCTCGTAGATTTCTTTAGCAATGGGCGAATCTATCATTTCCCATGGCACAAAGTGGACGAAAACTCGCTTATAATCCTCACCTTTTTCGTTGGTCTTTGTAACCAAATCAACCGAAGCTACTACATTAGAACCCGATGATAGCACTTTGTTGAAGACTTGTTTGATATAGTCTTTTGTGGTAGAACCATCTACCCTAGGAATACAAACTGATAACTGTTGTGACATTTCTCGGCTAATCTTACATATTAAATATCTCTATGTAACAATTCATTTTTATAAATAAACAATGTGTAATTTCAACGAAACAACACATTCTGTGTACAGCCTTCTTGTTAAAACACGACTTATAGTCTAATGACTATTCACGGTTTGCCAGTCTGAAACAATTTTTCTAATAATAGACAGACATATGAGCAGTGTATCGTAGACACACGAATATCCAAGTTTGCTGTAAAGAAGACTATTATATTTTATGTTTGAACTTTAAGCTTGTTTGACTCTAAAGTGTTTTCTGAAATAGCTTAGACAGACACTTATAGTATGGGTATCTGTAGTTACAAGACGCAATACACAGTTTGTCTTTTAATAGGACAAAGCTAACCAAGCAAAGCAATAATCAGAATGTCTGACAATAATAGGTTTGGTTCTCTTAAGGATGATACTAATCCTTTTAAAGTACAATCACGTAGAAACCGTGGTCGCGGTTGTCAGCGTGTTACTGGTGATGAATCAAGAAATAGAGAGGCACGTATACAAGAGCCTGAGCAATTAACTCCTAACACTACGATGGCCCAAACTTTTGGGACTTATATTGAGAAACAGTTAGGAATAGCATCTCAACAAACCAACAGTGCTTATGTGCCTCCAAATAGAAACCGACAAAGCCACACACCAATTAACTCACGTGAAGTAGAAAATACGTTTAAGAGCAAGAGTCATGTAACAAAAACATTGACTGATATCAATGATGTATTAAGCTTTCCTGAGTTGAAGCAGTCATATAAGGATATAGATGATACCTTTGTATCAACCGCTGGGACAACAGGCACGACTTCCGGTTGGCAGTCTAATGGAGTAGAAATAATGTCACAAGCAAATAAGAATAATCTCGTGGAAGAAGAAAGTGATGATATTCGACCAGGCTGGATAAGACTGACGAATGGAAAGATTTCGTATGGTCCACCTTCTTCCAATTATGAGCGGGTAGTTTATAATAATCAACAAGCAAGGAATGCAGTTCTTAATGAGCTTCGTAGACGCCATGAAGAGAATAAACAATACGATTATGAAATGAATGGTGACCGTATGTATGAAGACAGAATGGGTAGTTTTTCAGATAATGAAGAGGATGATGATGATTCAAATTTAGAGGATAATATAAGTAGTTCATATGATTCAGATAGCCAGAGTAATGATGGAAATTCTGATGACTGGTATTGAGTCAGGATTTTTATATTTTTGTAAGTATGAAAATCAATGACAGATAGTGATTACGAGGATATGGATTGGATTGATGAAGAGGAAGAAGAAGATAAGAAATATGACATGTTTTACAGTGATCTTATTGAATCTATAAACATTGTTCAAATACTTTTTGATACAAAGATGGAGGAATGTTTAAGTGTCTCACAATCTACATATTCACTTCATACACCAGGAGTTTTATCTTCGCAAGAGCTCATACAATTTCTTCGTTGTCAAACAAGAATTGGTTTTAAAGCCTTTTCAATTCTTAGATTTTCTGTTGAGCTGGATGTAGACCAAATTGCGCCATTTCTTAAAGACGAACTTGACTTGAATTGGTTAGAAGAGATATCTTATACATCAGATTTGGTGTTTAAAGAATGTTCTAAAGCACTACATAATACAGCTACAGTATTTATCCTCTACAAAAAACGAAGCGAAATGGATAAGAAACTTAGCCGTCAAACCAGAGTAGTCAAACTTGGTAGAGACGAACCATCTTCTAACTTACGAAAGACCCGCAAAGCAGTTAGGTTTGCCTAAGATAAAACATATACACAATTAGCTTAAAGTTAGACAAGCGATATACTATATCTATCTTAAATGAGCACGATGTCCAGTGCTGCACCTTCATCTGGTCTTAGCAATATGGTATCTAAGCTTGATAAGGCAATCCCAACTCAGCTTGGGGAAAATGGATTGACAGAATATGGAAAGGCAAATAATGACCTGCGAGAGCGATTTGTTCAGCTAACATTTCAATCTGTCCGTGGTGAAATTTCCACAAGATATCAGATATCACAAGATTTTGCTCAGTGGATTAATGATGTATTGACTATTATTATTTCTGGTGAATCTTTGGAGGTTGTTAATAATGGATTAGATTTGCTTGAGACAGGATTTAGAAGCATTCTTCATCTTCGAGATGTTGTTAATGGAAAGGGTGAGTGTCGTTTGGCTTATTCTATGCTAATTGGTTGGCATAGTGGATGTAACATGTTTTTAGAAAAAACGAGTTTGACAAAGGAAGTCGTTGCAATGGTCAGTGAATTTAGAATCTCAAGCACGCGTCTTCTTGCTCGGCTATTTATGGTCGCAAATACAGATAATAAACTTGACCATCAATATGGTTCATTTAAAGATTTCAAGTATTTTTGCCAGGAATTAATTCTTCATAAGATGTGTGTAGAATCCTCACCTTCACTTGTTAAGAATGACTACGAGGTCCAAATTTGTTTGTCTTCTGGTAAGCAGAGAAAAGGAACCAAGAATTTTAGGTTCTCTCCCGAACATTGCCAATGGCTCAAGGAACATAGTACGGTGTCTTATCTAGCAAAAGTGATCGGAGAACAAATCTATCAAGACTTTTGCGAACTACAGTCTGATAATGCTTATAAGAACATCTCTCTGGCTGCCAGATGGGCTCCGCGGCATGGTTCAGACCTTTTTGGACCATTAGCATGTCTTCTTGAGGAGTCTGTTGTTCCAGAGTCAAAAAAATGGTTTTTATCTGCTGGAATCTCTAAAAAGAAGGACGTTCGGACTTTGGTTAGGAGAAAGGTTGATACAATCTATCGTAAGCGTCTTTCTGCTCTCAATCGTTATCTAGAGACTATCCAAGTTAAGCAGTGTGGTGGTCAGTGGAAGGACATTGACTTCGACAAGCATTTGACCTCTATTACTCTATCAAAGCAGAAGACTGCTTTCCAAAAGGAAACTGATGAGGACAGGAAGCATTGTGCTGAGAACTTCAGAGCTTTCCAAGAGCGTGTGAACGCAGGAATGTCTACCGCTAAGGGTTATCATGTTCAGATTAAGGACTTTGTAAAGGAGGCATTACGGCAAGGATGTAATAGTAACGAGCAATTAAACATTGAACTCTTAGACGCACAGTGGAAAAATAAGGGCGAAAACATTAAAAGTCTAGGTGATTTTATTGCTATGGTAGATACATCTGGTAGTATGACTTGCAATAATTGCTACCCTCTTTATACCGCCATTGGCCTAGGTATCCGTATCGCTGAGAAGTCTCGTTTGGGACGGCGAGTTATGACTTTCTCGCAAAAGCCGTCTTGGGTATCTCTAGAGAGTGAATCATTTGTGGAGAATGTTCACAAAGTACAGAGGGCTGATTGGGGTATGAATACTAACTTTGAAGCGGCTCTAATGATGATTTTGAAAGCTGCTGAGGAGGCTAATATGACAGCAGATGATGTAAACTCTTTGACGCTTGTCATCTTGAGTGATATGCAGATGGATAATGCTGGTAAGTTTAATGATGAACTTTATAGTCATATTAAGCAGTCATTCTCAGAGACAGGTATTAGGGTTTCTGGAGAATCATGGAATGTACCACGCATTGTATTCTGGAACTTGAATAGGACTAATTGGTTTCCGTCAAAGTCTGATGATGAAAGGAGCATTATGATTTCCGGTGGTTCTGACTCCTTGCTCAATGCCTTATGTGAAAATGGATTAGCCTCGCTTGAACAACTTAATCCATGGATTCAACTTCATAATATGCTGGATACGCCACGATACAATAATAGTGAATTCAAAGTTATGATGAGATGTCTCAGTAATCTATCATAAGAGAGTTATAATGTGTAATATTTGTATTAGAATCATCTATTCTTATACAAATACTTATGGACTGGGCTTTGTTTGGTCATATTCCTAGACGGAATATTAATCAAGACATATTGGAACGTTCGCTTTATGATCAGCCAGCCTTTAAAAATGTAATAGCACCTATAGCAAAGGAATTATTTTCATACCTAACGTTTGACGATTCATTAGAACAAAAAGAATGTCCGATTGATATGGAAAAGTTCCAAGAAGGAGAAGAATTACTAAGACTACCATGTAATCATCTTTTTAGAAAAACTGCTATTCTAAACTGGTTAGAAAACCAAAATGCTCAGTGTCCAATCTGTAGGTATCAGCTACCATATATAGAAATCAGGAATGAACAAGATAATGACATAAGTAATAGTAACAATAACAATATTGAAGACGATATAGCAATCGGACGCTCTAATCTTTTAACATCTCTCTCACAAATATATGGGAGAAACCATTGACTTCTTAAAAAGTATTCTAACATCAAGAACTAATTAAAAATACATGAATATAATAACCACTATTCAAATATCATCTATGTTAATATCCTCTTCACACTCATCTTCATCTGAACTCTCAGATAAATTATAACGGTCGGGTTGTTCGGGAATATCATCCATTAAAATCATAGGATTAGCAGCAGAACCAGCTTCAAACTCAAATTCTCCTGCCTCTGTAACAATTCCTTCATGAGCAATCGATTCCAAGTCAATTCCACCTCTCTGTTTTAGCTTACGAATTTCAGATGAACTATAAACTTCAAGTAAATCACACTTGGGTAATGACGCCTTCTCATTCTTCTCCCATGTTCTTAAACCAACCAATACAGTTACTCCAACACAAACCTGATTTGAGTGCTTTCCCCGTCCTCTAAACTTTTTACGAATAATACAAAGTCTGGTCTGATTATCACAACAATTTACCTCACACATACCATTACCAAGCATCTTTGTTACTATAGCATAACATTCTTCCTCTTGATTGGAAGTACGTAATCCTGAAACAACCAACTTACGACCCATTCTCTTTCTGTTGTCTTGTTTGACATTAACATTGGAACGAGTAGTCCCAATCTTATACCTATCACCATAATCAGCACACATTTTTAATGACTATATATAGACCTCAGTATTTCTTTATATAGTATCAAGAATCATCTTCAACTTTTCAAAAGTAAAGACCTCTCTGCGTTTTTCATAACTTTTTTTGGATATATCTATCGAAAGATCCCCGAATTCCATACGCAAGTCTTCCGCATTTGAGAATATTCTATCCATCAGATCAACTATGTCTAGGTCACTATTAACATGAACCCAACCTTGCTCCATAGCCCACTTTTGTCTTGGGTCATCTAACTCAAATACATAGCCATAATCATTACTGAAAGCCTCCAATCTTTTGTCATCGGCATCATCCTGGAAATCTAATTCTCCATTACTTGATAAATTCACCTGATATTTATTAAACACATTTTGCCAATATGGACTGGTTGCTACAAAATGAAACCATTTGTTTATTACTGTCGTTTTGTAATTGTCAACCTCAAAACGTTCCAACTTAAATGCACCAATGTCTTCGTCTATTTTAAAGTGCCTCTTATAGAGAAGCATATCGTATGTTTGCTTCTGTCCAGACGCATTATTAGGTATCGGCTCATAAAGCCAACTAATATACTCATTTTCTTTTTGATTCAAAGCAATCATTTTACCATCTAAATCCAGCTCGCTGTCTGGTGTCATTAAACTCAACATTATAGCAAGAACACGTTGGCTTTCATCCATAAATGTAGATAGATTCTGATTCCATAATGGCTCTACAAACTTATAATTGGCTTCTTCTGTCTGTAACAAATGCTTTCCTTCTCCTAATCCTCTAATAAATATCTCTATCATCCTAATTGGTGACAGATTCTTGTTTGACCATACAAGAATTAGTTGATGCCAGTTCAAACTAACAGCTGCTCTTACAAATGGACGACATTCTTTGTCATATGCTAATAGCCATTTAGGCGTTCTTCCTCTATAAATTGTTAAAGCATTGGGCAGTTTCGACATGCGTAAACTGAACACATTATCAGAAGATTTAAGCAGTCTTATACTTTTAACAACAATAAATAGCGCGTTTATATCCCCATCATGAAATTTATCAAATTGCTTTTTAATTTTCTTCTCGAATAAAGGATTATACTGAGCATAAAAGTCATAATAAATAGACCATAGTAATGTTCTTACTTCATAACCAGACCATATCAGTTCATTAATCCAAAATAAGCATTCCTCAACTGGTTTCCGCTTTAATAGGCTAAGCATTAGTGATGCTTCTACTTCATCGCGTGCGTATAAAAGACGAGTAAGTTCCAACATTTTTGTTTTTTCGTTTCTCCAAATTACGATTATTATTAACGCTCTTTTTTTGTCAATTTTCTATAGTAATTATATCAATGAAGACTTATCAAGAAGTTGTGAAGGCAGTTATTGCAAGCTCCCCCAAAGGAACTAGTCTCAAGGAAATACTTCCTGAAGCCTCTAAGGAATGGAAGCGTATTAAGGCTGGTCTTAAACCAACAAAGGGAATGGCATCATTGACTATGAAGGGTAAGAAGGATTTTACTACTAAGAAATCATCTAAGGTATTCGACCGTAAAGGCCACTATAAGACCACTGGGCCCGAAGGTAAGGTACGCAAGCCTTATAGAAAGACGGCACGTAAGGGAAAGGGTGCTAAATCATCAATGGTATCTGATGATGTTCTTCTTATTGAGGAGCAACCCATGACTGGTGGCTCTACTGAGACACAAGATGAAATGGACGCACACAAAGAGCAAATGTCGGATGAAATGTCTGAACAACTCGATAGAGCAGAAGAGACTGGTCAGGGTGACCCTAACAATATAGAGAATACCGAGGAACCTCCTGGCTTGCCTATTGAGAGCGAAGCACCCGCCACTCAAGAAGGCGGCAAGAGACGTAGAAAGTCTCGTAAGCATAGAAAGACCGCAAAGAAATCTTCAAAGAAATATTCAAAGAAGCGCGGTGGCAAAAAGACCAGGAAGACACATAGACGGAGAAAGCATTAAATAATATGTAAAATAAAAATAAACCATTTTGTCTTCTACAAATTACAAAATTAGTTGATTAAGACAAATTAACCTCACTTTTTGTAGTCTTTATCAACTGGAAATATCTATTCTTGAATGTCTTTTTCAACTTTGAGGATATCTCGTCAGCTTCCATATTATGGTCTGATACCAGGTCTTCTACTTCTTTTTTTATTGTATCAACATGTGTTGCTAAGAATTCTGTGAAGGCTTCAGCTGGAGAGATTTGAGATGGAATAACTTGATTTGTAATGAAACTATCCATTGCAGATAAGCACTCACGATTTAGCCCAATATACTTTCGCCTAACAACTGGTTGTAAAGCAGCTGCTGACTTCTTACGGAAGTAATATCTTCCACTCTTAAACAACTTGTCATATATATCTCCTTCATACCCAAGATTTAATAGTCTACGAATTTCCTTATCCAAATCTTCAAAATGTTCATCACACCATTTTTTCCACTCTTCTTTGTAAGTTAATCGGTCATCATATTGGTGAAGCTTCGCAAACTGATGAAGCTTATCCATAATCTCTTGGTCAAACTTGAACCTAAATGTAGGACACGTTGACAAAGAAGATTGCTTTACTGTTTCCATTTTGTATTCTCAACTGAACTATATTTCATAATGATGTCTTCATCAGATTCGCATTTTAGGTTTTCAATTTTCTTAGTTAATATTAGTTACTATGGTTGTTTATAGAATCCATAGCGAGCCATGGTACGATAATTGTAATGAATGTTATTTCAATACTCTGACGATTGATAAGAAACCATCGGGTGTATTTGGCAACTACGTCAAACGAATTCAGAGACCAAAATTATCACCATTTCAAGTAAATAATAATTGTTGTCCAGAAGTGTCTTGTCCTTTTGTGATTTATAAGAATCCTAACGATCACACACCAATATGCGAACAAGAATATAACTGGTTGCTTGAGTTCTTACTAGAAAATTCATACACAATAGACTATCAGCTGACAAAGATGATAAATAATAGTGAACTAAGAAACAAATCAAAGCGGTTACTCTGCTTCTTGAAAGACTAATTGTAAAGTTTATTCAGAAAAATTGAATGAAAGAAAATGTATTTATAGTTAGATACATCTTCTATTAAGAATAACTATTATGACTAGCCTTGAAGAATATCAATCCGTATTTACGGAACACCAGTGCTTTGTACAAAACATTGCTATTCAAATGCTTGGTTCATCTTACAATCTAAAAAGGTCAAATGGTTACAGGGCATGGTTATCACAACAAGCCGACCGGTTGCCAACATCTAAAGAAACTATTACTGTCGAAGAGCAAATTCAACCGATTGAACCTAAAACAGCTGAGTCAAAACCTATAATAACTGTAAAGAAGCCAAAAAATATACGATTAAAGCCTATTCATAAAAAGATTTTAACATTCCTTAGTGAAACATTTGATGTTGAGGCTATTGCTTTAGAAGGTGTAACTAATTCTGGAATTTTAAGTCTACCTACAAATGGAGGTGTTTATTGGATAACTAATAAGACGTCTGTCTTATTCATCGGAACTACAAGTGATTTGCGAAAGAATGTCATGCTTGCCGTGAAAAGCATAAGAAAGAAAACAACAGATGAAGTTTTAGTAGAATCTATTAATAAGCTTATTAATGATAAGATAGGAATTATTGCCAAAACAATGTGTATTGTCTTTCTAGAATGTGATGAAACTAAAACAAGAATACGTATTAAAAATAGATTTAAGAATGAACCTCAGTTCACACCTTCACTAGAATAACCTGTCAAACAAACTAAGTTTTCAAAAAGTTTTTAATGGTTCTATGGATACGGGTTTCAATTCTACGAGTTTTCTTTCTCATTCCACCAACTGTAACTTGACGACGAGCTGAAGTCAAAGCTGTTTGGCCCGGCGTTTTGAATTTAGAAAATCCCTGTTGAGCTGATTGTAATCTTTGACTTACATTTGAAGAACCTAATTTATCATATACTTGTTTAACTTGTTCCAAAGGTGCTTTGATTTTGTCTTCAGACTTACCAACTGTAGATGCTACTGTTGAAATAGCATTCATGCCGTCATTGGCAATCTGCGAAAATCCTTGAATAGCTTTTGAACCAGTCTCTACTACATTGTTGAAAATAGAGCCAGCCTCTAGACTTCCTACAACAACTCCGCCCACAACAGGAACCTCTGATAAAGCCGTGATAAGCATAGCTAATCCAACATTCATTGCACTTCTGACTGACTTACCTCCCACATTATTAGCGACTTGCCAAATTCTGTTAACTAGTTTATCAATCTGCGGCTTAGCAGCATCAATAGCGTCTATTCCTACATCTGCCATAGCTTTGGCCAAATTAGAAATAGCTTGTCTGGATTGAGGGTCTTGTGCTATTTTCTCAAAGTTTGACGCAAGAGCACTAATTTGGTTTGTAAGCTTAGGATTAATATCAGAGTAAGATTTATTAAGTAAATCAACTGGTACTACCGCATCTAATGCGTCTGTTAATAATTTTGAACCTACTTCATATGATTTCTTGGACACGATGTCTATACCATCTAAAACCACATTTTTTGTTTTACCCGCAACATCCAAAATTAAGTTTGTTGTGTCCTGAACCCCCGGAGGTAAGTTTAATGGAACTGATGTATTCATAGTTGTTGTTGCTTTACCACCTTTCTGAACCATTTGCGAAACTACATTCTTTGCTTGCTCTTCTGTAAGAGAACGGTCTTTAATAGCTTGTTGTAAGGCAAGTCCTGCCCCTTCTAAGGCAGATGCGGTAAGTAAAGAAGCAATAGCAGCGGCCTTATATAGCTGAATCGGAGGTTGAAATTTTATAGGTTGAGTAGCAGATTTGACATTATCTAACATTCCACTCATTCTACCTCTAACCTTGCCTTTTAAATTAGGATGAATAGGATTCGTCAGAGAAGTAGTTACCATACTAATATAATTGTAGTTTTTAATGTATATTACACAATAGAAACTAATTATCTATTTTTTTACTAGCTAGCCTGTGTTTGTAAGCCATTAATGCTCTTAATATAATCCGAATAGGAAAGAGCGCAAGGTGGATTACTATTTTCTTCTACACGGTCTTTAATTATCATATTCTCATAATCTTCTAATGATCCACGATATGAATAACGGTTCGCACGAGCCTTAACTATTAAACGCTTATTTGATGAGTTGTTTGCTCTAGCGTTCTTATGATTATATTTCTTAAACTTTACATAAACACTCTTTTGGTTTACTTGCTCATCACTTTCCTTTTCTTTTGATTGTTCCTTCATCGCCTCTGCTCCTTTCTTAAGCTCCTCTCTTATATCGATAAATACATCAAGTCTGTTATACTCACATACATACTTGCGAGCCACTGTCTCAAGATACTTGTAAGGCATGTTGCGATCCTTAGTGTAATACCAAAAACTCTCAGTATCTGGCTCATAACGCATGTAAACCATTCCTTTTGGTGTTTCATCATGAGTATATGAATTTGCCCAATCAAATTGATCACTTGGAACAGCTTTTTTCTTAATAATAGGAGCAGTATTGACATTCCGCACCATTTTCTTACGATAATTTCTTGTAAAACTCATAAAATCTGAAATAGCCATCAATTTCTTACCAATCTTTATTGTGTCTTTGTCGGCCAACTCAGGATTTTCTAAATCATCCAACTTTGTTTCCATCAACTTGTCAAGCTCATTTTGATAGTAATACTCATACTCCAATTCATTAATCTTAGTAATTTCATGAACCCATTTGTATGTCTTGTAACCCACATATCCAATAAGAGGAATAGAAATACTTACCATAGTTGCCCATATATTCATATTCAATTCTCGTTTGGGTAAAGCGTTTAAAAGAGGCACTTCTAGCACCTTCTCAAAATTATTACGGAATACATTCATTGAAATACTATTTCGCCCTAACATGCTATAGTTCCTTATTTTTAGGCTTTAAGCTGGTTTTGTTTTAATCGCAAGTCTCCAATCATGAATACTTTGGATTTCATTGTATGACATAAAAGGCACATCAAAATATTCATAACTATCACCAACACAAGAACGTTTTTCGGGATGTAGATTTACTAAGGCTAATTCTTTCACAGTTTTCCCATACTTTGTTTCCAGAATATGTTTGTAAAGATTGAGTTGAAGAGAATAATGATAATAGTTTGTATCATAGAAGTTTGATAGTCCAGGATTCAAAGATTTAGCGGGTGGCCACTTCTCGTTTATGTATTTTTTGATTTCCCTACATCTTTTCCAATCTACAATGTAGATATTGCCATCATTATCGACAAACGTCATGTCAATAGTTCCAGCAATTTTAAGTTCTTCGTGAAACACTCGCCATTCTGTTCTATACGGTTTCAAATCTTGGAGTAAAACATAGTCTTTGTGAAATATTTGAAATGCTTTCATTTCACTACTTTCAAAATCGGTTGGTAAATCATTATAATAGTCTTCAATTTGTGCGTGCATTTTTGTTCCTGCTGCCGCTGCTTCATTCCGTGTTTTTTCCCATTGTGCTTTTATTTCTTCTTTTGTCATCGGATAATACTTGTTCCGTATCCAGTTAGATGAAGCCATCATTTTGTCAATAATCTTATCTTCTTCAAACACAGAGAAGTTACTATGTACAAATGTTGTAGTACTCATATAATCGGACTCGCCATTAATAGTATAAGTATGAGATGGCTCGTCAAACAAGATAAGTTGGTCTCTTTGATGGGGATTTATTTTGTCAAGCATCTTTCTTGGCTTTATCGGATGAAGTAATACGTTTACTGTGAATAAGAATTCAATTTTGTATGAATATCTTTATTTAATGTAAATGGGCTACATGGTAGAGGTTTCATTTGATACAAGAAGACGCAGTGACGTGACAGCATTACAAGCGTCTCTTCGTGCTCTTGCGTTATCATATGGAGGCGATACTGGGTACTTTGTCCATGAATCAGAAGGTACAGGAAGGACTATTGTGGAACAGAATTGTGTTTACACTACTGAGTTTGAAGGAGAGAGTGATAATCAAGAAGACCTAGTACCTATAGTACAAAATTGTGCGCACTTTTTATATAAAGTATCAAGACTTGACAGAGTTTATGTAGAAACAGTGTCAAACACAAATGGCTATAAAATGATCTACGCATCTCATAGATATTTGAAAAAAATGGGCAAAGAAGTTAAAAAGATTTACAAGATTTCTCGTAAAGATATTGTTCTTAGTGAGATAGAAAAAGACATGTTAAAAGGAATTTATAGAAACAAATAAATTGTACTAACATTTTTTACGTTTCAGTGTTTTAGATGACGAAGATTTGCCTTTTCTTGAAGAATGTTTTTTTTGAGAAGACTTTGTTTTTTTCGACTTCTTTTTCTTATTTCTCTTAACAGTTTTTCTGCTACTTCTCTCTTTATTTTCTAATAAAGCGCTAATGCGTTTATCTAAACTCGGCACTTGTTTTGCTTGTTGAAGGACAATCTCAAATAGCTTCTCATTTGGAACACGCATATATTCAATATTATCTTTATCCCTCACAACAAGTTGTAATCCTTTGTTGTTTTTTTGAGTGATAACCTCAATGTCTTCCTGTAAGTGACCATTTTGCCAGACCTTACCCATACCATATCCTGATGTTATCATTATATAATCATTAAGATATAATCGTATGAATTATGCTATTTATTCTCATCGCAGTATATAGGGTTTTCTATGATTGCTACTACTATTAACATGCTAGGTAAAGAAGAGAAAAATGTTAAGGTTAAGGCTGGACCATGTATATTTCCTTTCAAATTCAAACATCAAATACATAATGAGTGTATAGATAGCGACAAAGGTAAGATTTGTGCGACTGACATTAACGAGAAAACAAGAACATTAACAAAATATGGTTATTGTGCCTCAGAAAATAGCCTCAAAAAAGGAACTACGAAAAAGACACCAAAGAAAGAATCGCTTAAAAAATTGAAAAGCTTGCTGAGTTCTAATCCAAAGAGAAGTTCTAAAGGCAAAAGTAGCAAAAGTGTAAAAAAGTCTAAGTCTAAGTCTAAGTCTAAGTCTAAGTCTAAGTCTAAGTCTCCTATAAAGAAAATGACTGTCAAGAAGGATAGAAAACTCAGGGTCGTGAAGAGTTTAAAGGTAAAGTCCCCAGCAAAGGTAGAAACAGTTCCTAAGCCTATGGTTAAGGTTTATAATGAGGAGTTTATAAATGTGCTGGAACAACTTGCTACTATTATGCAGAAGCAAGGTGAGCCGTTTCGTGCGAGGGCCTATCAAAAGGCTCAAGAGACGATCATGACCTTTCCAGGAGAAATCACGAGTGCATCACAACTTAACGGACTTCCTGCTATTGGCAAGACAATCTTATCAAAGCTGGAAGAGTATCAAAATTCTGGAACGCTGGCTATTTTGGAGCGTGAGAAGAACAATCCACTGAATGTTTTGACCAACATCTATGGTGTAGGCCCAAAAAAGGCCAAAGACCTAATTAATAATGGCTTGGATAGCATTGAAAAAATCCAGGCTTTGTCACAAGCTGAACTTAATAAAGTATTTAATAAGAACCAGCTCAAGGGAATTCAGTATTACGACGACATAAATCAGAAAATACCTCGTGCTGAAATAGTAGAATTTGAGAAAGAGTTTCATAAAGTTATGAACCAATGTTGCCAAGAAAAAGGCAATAAGTTTGAGATTGTTGGTAGTTATAGACGAGGCAAAGACTTCTCTGGTGATATTGATGTAATTATCACAAATGAAGATGATAAAAAGCAGGTGTTTGACAAATTCATAGATGCCTTGAAGGAAAAAGGTATCCTGGAATACACCTTTTCCAAAGGACCAACCAAGAGTCTTACTATGTGTCGTCTTACACCTGAAAGCAAGATAGCTCGTCGTGTTGATTTCCTCTACACAAGCCCTCAGGAATACCCATTTGCTTTGTTATATTTTACAGGAAGCAAAATTTTCAATACGGTCATGAGGCAGCGTGCTCAAAGTATGGGATTTACACTTAATGAGCATGGAATCTCACATATGAAAGGCGGTGTAAAAGGTGCCAAAGTTAACCACGAGTTCAAAAAAGAGAAAGATATATTTGACTTCTTGAATATGGCTTACAAAAATCCTAATGAGCGAATTGACGGACGGGCTGTTCAAGACAATAAAGGTCCGACTGAAGTATCGGTAACTGCTCCAGTCATTATGAATACTATCGTTATGAAAGAAGAAGAAGAACCTATTAAACCAAAGGTAAAACGGGTTGCTAGAAAGACAATTAAAAAGAAACAAATGGATGACACCAAGGAAATGGCTGACCAGTTTAAGAAACTTGGAATTAGTTACCTACAGACCCTAACTGAAGGTCAATTAGTTGACCTGATTGTGAGTGCGAATGACGCTTATTACAATAAGAAGCCAATCTTATCTGATGATCAGTTTGACATTGTTAAAGAGTATGTTGAATTGAAATATCCGTCTAACACAGTTCTAAAGAATATTGGTGCTCCGGTTGAGAAAGGCAAAGTATTACTACCATTTAATATGCCTAGTATGAATAAGATTAAACCTGATACTGATGCTTTAGCTAAGTGGAAGCAGAAATATACTGGACCTTATGTCTTATCGGCAAAGCTTGATGGCGTGAGTGGAATGTATGTGCTTCAAGATGGAGAGAAGCCTAAGCTTTTCACTCGTGGTGACGGCACATATGGACAAGATGTTAGCCATCTAATTCCTTATATGAAGTTCCCTTCGAAGCTTGAAAAAGGTAAGTCACTTGTTGTTCGTGGTGAATTCATCATCAATAAGAAGCTATTCAGTGAGAAATATTCATCCGAATTTAGTAATCCTCGCAACTTTGTAGCTGGAGTGATTAACAGCAAGTCTAAAATACCGTCCCGCTATAGCGATATTGATTTCGTTGCTTATGAAGTAATTATTCCAAGCTTAAAGCCGTCATCACAGTTTGACATGTTAAAAAAGTTGAATATCAATGTCGTATGGAACAAAAGACTGAAAGAGTCAAAGCAACTTACAAATGATTTGTTGTCAAACGATCTTGTTGATTTGAGAGAAAACCACATTTATGAAATAGATGGCGTCATTGTAGCTGACGATAAAATCTACGATAGAACTCCAGAGAATCCAGAACATGCATTTGCTTTCAAAATGGTTCTTGGTGACCAAGTAGCAGAAGTCAAAGTGTTGGATGTTTTATGGTCTCCAAGCAAAGACGGTTATTTGAAACCACGTGTCCAAGTTGAACCAGTTGTTCTTGGTGGGGCAAAGATTGAGTATGCGACAGGATTTAATGCTAAGTTTATTGAAGACAATAAGATAGGAGTGGGAGCAGTAATTAAACTGATTCGTAGTGGAGATGTAATTCCTCATATTTTGAAAGTAGTCAAAC